CCTGAAAGGACTTCTCAATGACAGATCAGTCCCGGATCGGCAGCAGGACCAGAAGATCGTATACCGGAATCCAAAAGATCTGATCCCGTCAGAAGAAAACTTCTACAACACAGAGAAGCTTGAAAGGCTGAAGCAGTCGATCAAGCTTCTGGGGATCCTTCAACCGCTCCTGATCGAGAACAGGGATGGGAAGGATTACGTTATAGCCGGCCATTGCCGCCGGAAGTGCTGTATCGATCTACTCAATGAAGGAAATGACAGATTCAGCCGGGTCCCATGCGTATATAAGACACACTCCGAACTGGAGCAGGATGCAGGTCAGGAAGACGATATAGTACGCCAGATCATGATTATCCAGGCGAACTGTTACCGTGACAAATCCGACTGGGAAAAAATGACTGAAACGCTCAAAATGGAAGGTCTTGTGAAAGAACTCCGTGAGAAAACACCAATGGAAGGGAAAACCAGGGACATCCTGAAAGACCTGATCGGAACATCCGGTGGCCAGTTGGGAAGATATCATGCAATCAACACAAACCTCTGCGAACAGCTGATGTCGGAATTTGAAGAAAACAGGATCAAGATTTCCGTGGCCTATGAAGCGTCCAAGCTCAACAGAGAGTATCAGAAACAGGCCTGTGAGTTATACGAAGAAACAGGAATCCTGACACTGGATGACATCAAAGCCCTGTACCGGCAGCAGGAAGCAGAGAAAGGTATTCCTGTCCAGATGACCATCGAAACAGCAACCGGCCAGAATAGACCTCCGGAAGATGATACGGAGATTCCGGCAGAGACACAGATTGAGCGTTTCTATGAGAGCACAAACAAGAACATGAAGAATTACATCATCCAGGAAGACAAGAACATGGCCATCTTCATGCTTTCGAACCTGTACGGATCAGCACGTGTCCGAAACGGACACCTCAATTATCAGGGCTCAACCGCCGGAATCACATTCAATTCCGGAGGAGTATTTGAACATGAGTTGTCCTGGCAGTCCCTTGCCAGGATCCTGATCAGCAAGTACGGACACAGGAAACCGGTCAAGATGGTACCTGTAGATACACCGGATAATGCAGAATACACAATATCGGAAGCAGTAAAAGCATTCTGTGAGGCATATCCTAAAAAATTAAAAACAATTATGAGAATATGCCGACAATATGGCACAAACAGAGAAGCGGCAGAAGAAGTATCAAAAAAGATGGCGCCGTATGGATACAGTAGCCACACAGGAGTTAAAGTAGAATACACGTTCATGAGTTTTACAAAAGGATTGGATATTACATTAAAAGGAGAAACTGTAAAAATAAAATACAACAGCTTTATAGTTGAACTGAAACGTTTGTATGATCCATATTCGCCGGAATTCGATGATGAAGAAGAACGCTGCCAATCAGTAGCGGAAACACCGGACGAAAAGCAGCACGATTTTGTTGAAGATACCAAAATCGCAGACCATCCCGGTGAAGTCGCCGCATTGCCGATTATGAAGAACAATGACCAGAGAAAAGAATGGTTGAGAAATTACAAAGTCTGGGGTCTTTGGTACGAAGATAAAAACATCGGTGTTAAGTACTACAAGTACGATTTCGAAAACGGTGCCCGTCTGATCGCTGAAGAATATGCACCAGATCCAGTCGACCGAAACAGCTGGTGGGTATCAAGATCAGAAACTTATTATATGCACCTTGTCGGAGGCCCGGAGCCAGAACGTAAGAATAACATACCGAAATGGACATATCATACACGGTACAATAAATATCCGAACTCAGAAACAGAGTTGATTGAATTCCTGAAGGAGGTACAGAAGAATGGCTAAGTATCAAGATAGAGATCCACTGGAATGATTAAGGGTGTTTTCGAAAAAACCGATTAACATATAAACCCATCAGTCCTGCCGCATGAGCCTGTCAGATATGCGGCAGGGGAAAGGAGGGTGTCCGATTCGGACACACGGAAAATGAATTACGATAACTTGAAATTCCCAAAACAGGGAAAGAAAAAAAGAAAGAGGTCAAAAGCTTGGAAATATCCATGCAAAAGACAGAGGGAAAGTATTATTCCTGGAGATAGAAAAGATAGATGTTACATATGCGGAAGTCATATAAACATAGAAAATCATCATATTTTCTTCGGAAGTAAAAACAGAGATAATTCAGACTGGTGTGGCCTTACGGTTCATTTGTGCCTAGAACATCATAAAGAAGGCAGGATATCTGCTCATAAGTACCGGGAAGTTAACGATGCACTAAAGCGGATTGCACAGAAAGCGTTTGAAGAGAAAATCAGCAGTAGAGAAGATTTTATGCGAATATTCGGAGAAAACTGCCTGGAGGAAGAAAATGAGAAAGAGAATGAACCTGTATAAGGTGGTAGATCAAAATGGAAATCAAGTATTTGAAGACCTGCTGATAGCCAGACAGGTCACAGAAAAGACTGGCTGCACAAAGAACAACGTAGCCCAGGCAGCAGCCAATTTTGCTCTTGTGAACAAGAAATACCGGATCATTCCGGAGGATATCAAACTGAGTAAGGCTTTAGATGTTGAGCTCCTGGCAGAATGGGACAGGTACCGGAAGTGGATGCTGAGGGCTGCAGGGAGGGGAGAATGAATAGGAGGCAGAAAAAGAAACTGTTTAACAGAAAATGTGGATACCGGCTTGTAAAGCTCCCACACAATTTCCAGACGTGGGTATTTCAATATTACACTGGTATCGGAGCAGTAACATACAAACGCATTTGCACAGAGAAAATCCCAGACAGAGTGAAATACCGGATAAACACCAGAAACGTAGAGAATTTCAACCGGATCATGGCAGAAAGGAGAAAATGATGGAGAACACATGTAAAACCTGCATCAACAACGATGATGGCCTTTGCGATCACAGAGGAATCCTTGTAGAAGACGAAGATTCCTGCGAGCATCACTTGGCAGCAGGAAAGAAGGTCAGAATGAAACGACATGAGAAGAAGATGGACATCACGCCAGAGCTGGCACTGGCAGCATATAACACATTGATCCAGTTCTGCAGAGGGCAGCCGGCAAGCGCAGATGGGACATGCGATAACTGTATATTGTACCAGCACTGCCCGGGAATAACAAATCTTCTTCCGGAAGAATGGAAAGAGGTACATTATCCATACCTGGAAGGAAACACACTGTATTACATAAAAGCCGGCAAGGTCAAGCAGATTGTATTTGCCAGACGGGAGGATGCAGAAGAAAGGCTTGAGGAAATGAAAGAAGGTGTGAAATGAGCTACAAGAACAATGAAGGTTATCCAGATCCGACAGCCGGTAAGGCGGTCCGGGCAGCAGGCAGGATGCCGACACACATTTATAACGCCTTTTGTGTCCTGAATAATACGGCAGGCCTGTTGGAACTGGAGATTACAGGTATACGGGATCGAAAAACAGGAAAAGAATGGAAGAAATAGAGAAAGCCGGGAGCATACATGTTCCCGGCTAAAAGCATCGAAAGGGGAGGATACCAATGGGCGAGATCAAGATCACCAGGAAGCTTCTGGATGATTACAGAAAGTTAAAGAGGGAAATACCGGTCCTTTACCTGGAACTGAGAGAAATGAAAAATGGGGAGGCCGGTCTAGGGAATAGTACGATATTTGATTACAGCACAGGATTTGCACGCCCTCAGAGCGTAGTCGGATTCGACCAGGCACGATATGACCGGAGAAAGCACACATACGATCATAAAATGGCACAGGCGGCAGCAGTGGAACGATGGATCCAGAGCATTGAAGATGGCCAGACAAGATATGTGTTTAAGGCATTCTATCAGCAGGGAATGACCTGGGAGAAGATAGCAGAAAAGACAGGATATTCCCAGAGCCCGGATTATCCAAGATTACATATTCGTGATGAATATCTCAAAAAAAGTGATATAAAATGAAAAAAGGTCGGAAAGGTCGGAAAAGTCGTTATAGAATACAATAGAAGCCAAAGGCATAAAGGCCGGCGGCTTTCGAAGAACCGCCAGGAAATCCGCACCTGGTAGCGTTCTTGGAACGTAGCTCAGTAGGAAGAGCAGCTGACTCATATCCAGCGTGTCGATGGTTCGATCCCATCCGTTCCAATCAGGTGTATACCCCCACACCTGCATAATGAAACTCCGATCATACAACAAGAAGGCATCTGGCAGCAGTCAGGTGTCTTTTTGTATGTAATTTTCGTACAGCGTGCACGGCACCAGCACATGTATACTTTACGCATAGATTCACTGTATGTAAGTGTTAGCGCACCTCCTTTCGGCGTGGCGGCAATCGGCTGTCACTATGGTGCCGGCAGGACTGTAATAAAAATAAATGAAAGAAGGTGAGTCTGAGTGACTGAAAAACAAAAGATATTTGCAGATGAATACCTGATTGATCTGAATGCCACAAGGGCTTACCGGGTAGCGTATCCATCTGTGAAGAAGGAAGAAGCAGCAGCTGTAAATGGCAGTAAATTGCTAAGAAATACTAAGGTTGCAGCATATATTCAAGAGCGGATGCAGGAACGCCAGAAACGTACAGAGATTACTCAGGACAGGGTCCTGCAGGAACTGGCAGCGATCGCATTTGCAAAAGCTACGGATTACGCAGAGATAAAGAATGAATGTGTCAGGATCAAAGACACAGCAGAACTGGATGAACAGCAGGTCAGGGCCCTTGCCGGAATTGAAGAAGGTAAGTTTGGCATTAAGGTAAAGCTGAACGACAAGGAAAAGGCTCTTGAACTACTCGGCCGGCACCTTGGCATGTTTAAGGATAAGCTGGAAGTATCCGGTCTGGAAGAAGAGAAAAAGAAACTGGGAGATATCCTGGAGCAGTTGCGTGGTGATGGATAGTGAGTACAGAAAGACTGATACTTTCAGAGAAATACAAAGCATTCCTGAGATGTAATGTCCCGGTTGAGTTCCTGGAAGGCACTACAGCGGCGGGCAAAACCACTGTCGGGCTTTTCAAATTCATGTGCAAGGTTGCGGAATCGCCAAAGAAGCTGCATATCCTGGCTGCGAAAGATACCGGAACAGCTGAGAAGAACATCATCAATAAAGATCTCGGAATCGTTGATGACTTTGGGATTCTGACTGAGTACAACGGAAACGGCACAAAGGATGATAAGATACCACATATCCTGTTTCACACCAATAAAGGTGATAAAGTCATATATGTGATGGGATATGGAGACAAGAAGAAGTGGCAGAAAGCCCTTGGCGGTCAGTATGGATGTCTATATATTGATGAGATCAACACTGCAGATATTGATTTCGTTCGAGAAGCATCCATGCGCTGTGATTACCTCATGGCCACACTCAACCCGGATGATCCTACCCTGGATGTGTATAAAGAGTATATCAACTGCAGCAGACCACTTCCGGAATGGGAGCAGGATACGCCGCAGGAAATTAAAGATGAGCTGAAAGAAGAACCAAAACCCGGCTGGGTACATTGGTTTTTTTCTTTTGACGATAATGCCGGACTTTCGGAAGAAAAGAAGAAGCAGATTATACAGAACACACCGAAAGGAACAAAGATCTGGAAGAATAAGATCGAGGGACTGAGAGGAAAAGCTACAGGCCTGGTATTCCCGAATTTCAGCAGAAAGAAGCATGTTGTATCCGAGAAATGGGTGAGAGCCCAGATGGCAGCAGGAAAGCTGAAGTTCAAAAAGTTCACCTGCGGCCTGGATACGTCTTATTCCTCTAAGTCTCCGGATACGATCGCAATGATATTCCAGGGGATCACAGAAGACAGAAAGCTGATCACTCTTGCTGAGAAGGTATACAGCAACAAAGATCTGGACCAGCCTCTTGCCCCGTCAGACACGGCAGTGAAGTTTATAGAATTTCTGGAAAGGCAGAGAAAAGAATGGGGCTTTGCAAAAGATACGTTTGTGGACTGTGCAGATGCGGCCACGATCACGGAGCTGAGGAAGTATAAACGTCTTCACGGATGTCTGTACAATTTCATCGAGTCTTACAAAAAAGTCGAGATTCTTGACAGAATCAAGCTGCAGCTGGGATGGATCCAGCAGGACTGTTACCTGGTTGTGGATGAATGTACAGAGCATATAGCAGAGTTGGGAAAATATTCCTGGAACGAGGATAAGGATATTCCGGAAGACAGGAACGACCACACGATAAACGCCAGTCAGTATGGATGGATTCCATACAGAAATGGAATTGGCTTTGAGGAGGAATAAAGGAATGGGGTGGATGCAGAAATTGAATGAGACGATAAAGCACGGGATCCGGTCATGGCTGAACATTGTACCGGCCAGCCCGTATGCGATACAGATTGATGAAACCATGGATTTTGAGTTGAATGCTATAAGAAACAGGATATGGTATTCGGCGGATGGGAACAAGATCGAGCAGATGTACCGTCAGATGCCGGAATATGCAGATAAACAGAAATTCTGGAGTTCCAGGTGTACACCGGGAATGGAAATGAGAAAAATCCATACAGGACTTCCGTCGCTGATCGTCCGGGTACTGAACAGCATCATTGTTTCCGGAATGGAAAAGTTTGAATTCTCAAGCCCGAAGCAGGAACAGCTCTGGGGAGAGATCGAGAAAGATAATAAATTCAGGAAGAAGTTCGAAAAATCCTTGAAAGAAACACTGTTCATCGGTGATGGAGCATACAAGATCTCTGTTGATACAGACCTGAGTCAGTATCCGATCCTGGAGTGGTATCCGGGGGAACACATCGAGATTGTCCTGAACCGCGGAAGACTGAAAGAGATCATATTCAAAAAAGTGTATATGGATGGGAAACGGCAGTATGTTCTCAATGAACACTATGGTTACGGGTACATTGATCCACACCTGTACAGAGGAGAGACAGAGGTACCGCTCAATACACTGGATGAAACAGCTGATATGAGGACAGTGACATTTGATAAGAGCGTGATCCTTGCCGTACCGCTGAAGGTTTATGAAAGCAGTCAGTTTGAAGGCAGGGGCGGCAGCATATTCGATGGAAAACTGGATGCCTTTGATGCTTTCGATGAGACATGGAGCCAGTGGATGGATGCACTGAGGGCAGGAAGGACAAGGACCTATATCCCGGAGAGTTATATCCCGAGAGATCCGAACGGAGGCGGATTGATGAAGCCAAATGCGTTCGATAACCGCTTTATAGTTGGTGACAATAACATGGACGAGAACGGAAAGAACCAGATCCTTTCGATACAGCCGTCCATAGCCCATGACAGTTACCTGGCATCCTACTGTACCTCATTGGATCTGTGCCTGCAGGGAATCATCAGTCCCTCAACGCTGGGTATTGATGTGAAAAAGCTTGATAACGCAGATGCCCAGAGGGAAAAAGAGAAGACGACTCTCTATACCAGGGATGCGATCATCGAAGCTCTCCAGGAAACACTTCCGGAACTGATAAGTGCTGCAATCAATGCCTATCATCTTCTCCACAATGAGACACTGGAAGAAGTAGAGGTGAACATCAAGTTTAAAGAATATGCCAACCCGTCTTTCGAGAGTCAGGTGGAAACTGTTTCCAAGGCAAAGCAGGGCGGGATCATGAGCATTGAGCGGTGCGTAGAAGAACTTTACGGTGACAGCCTGGACGAGCACTGCAAAGAGGAAGAAATCGCCCGTCTGAAAGCGGAACAGGGCATACAGGACATGGAAGAACCGGCAGTGAATATGGCTGCGGGTGATTTCCACGCGAATGTGACAGGAGGAGAACCGGATGAAGGTAAAAGTGGGACCCAGAATGTACCAGATGAGCAAAAAGAGATACCGGGAGCTTCTGGAAGTGGCCAGGCAGCAGGTACTTCCGATAGGAGTGTACGCAATCGAGAAAAGTGATTATGCAGAGCTCCGGAACGACCATTGCGCCAGCGCAACAAAGCTGAAAGCCACAGTGAGGGAGTTCAGGCAGCAGGGATTCAAGGTCCACTATAACAGCAGGTAAGTGATATGGCGAAGATCAATGATGTATATGATATCGGAGCCGCATTTGAAGCTATTGAGAATGAACTGATGGCATCCATGATCCGGAACATGAAACGCCACAAAGCGGAAGAATCCGATGAAAAGATGCAGTGGTCCATGTGGCAGACAGAGATGCTGAAGTCCCTGGAAAAGTATAAGCATGACAACAAAAAGAAGTACGGCAAGCAGTTTAAAGATATCAATGCCAAGATCAGCGGCCTGATAGCGGCCGCAAACATAGAAGGCCAGATGGAACAGGAAAAGAAGATCATGGAAGCGATCCGGAAAGGCTTTCCGGCAAAGCGTGTCACGAAAGGCGGCATGGCAGAGTTCTTTAAACTGAATGACCGGAAGCTGGAAGCACTGATCAAAGCCACCACAGACGATATGGAAAAGGCAGAGACAGCAGTCCTCCGCATGGCGAACGACCAGTACCGGAAGATCATCTACAACGCCCAGGTATATGCGAACACAGGTGCTGCAACATATGAGACAGCCGTTGACATGGCGACCAAAGACTTCCTGAAAGCTGGCCTTAACTGTATTCAGTACGCAAACGGAGCAAGACATACCATTGCGGATTATGCAGATATGGCAATTCGGACAGCAAGTAAACGTGCTTACCTGCAGGGAGAGGGCGTAAAACGCCAGGAGTGGGGAGTACATACCGTGATCATCAATAAGCGCGGCAGTGGATGTCCCTGTCCTCTGTGTGTCCCGTTCGTAGGGAAAGTCATGGTCGATGATGTCTGGAGCGGTGGAACCAGAAAAGAAGCCTCAGAGACCGGATATAAGCTGCTGTCAGAAGCTATAGCTGCTGGCCTGTATCATCCACGCTGCAGAGACAGTCATACAACCTATTTTCCTGGAATATCCACCCCGCCGGATGGGAAGTTCACAAAGCAAGAGCTCAAAAAGATAAAAAAGAAGAATAAGCAGGAATCCCGGCAGCAGTACGCAGAACGGCAGGTGAAACAGTATGGAAGGCTTGCAGATTTTTCTTTAGATCCGGAGAATCAAGAGAAGTATGAACAGAAACAAAAAGAGTGGAAACATGTCCGGATGAGAACGGGCGATATGAACAATATAGAATATATAAACGAAAAACGACAGGAGCAGTTTTTGAGGGCTCCGGAAAATATTACATCTACATGGTGTGGGAAAAATGAAGATAAGGGCATTGTGTCTGATTTATTAGAATATGCGTTCGAAAAAGATACATATAAAGTAGATGGTAAGAATGTAATACTGGATTATTCAATTCATGAAAAGAAAGTGGCTGAAAATATTGCTGAAAAATATGGAAAGAAAATCCAGATGGTTCCCAGAGTTGTATATCCACAGGGAATATCAACGCCAGACTTTAAAATCGACAATGTAAGCTGGGATTTAAAAACGATAAGCACTGCTGGTAAAAATGTTTTTTATAATGCAGTTAAAAAGAAAAAACGACAGGCGGGATGCTTTATTTTCGATATAACAGAGTGCCCGTTGGAAAATGAAGAGATAGAGCAACAGATAAACAATTTATTTAGATCAACACATCTGACGTTTATAGATCAGATTGCATTGTACAAAAATGATGAAATCATCAAAGTCTATAAAAGAAATAAAAAATAAGAGCCATTCACTTGTACAATCCTTTCGGATTATGGGTACTAGGAATGACTCTTATTTCAGATATCTTATGAATATTTTACAATAACATTCGTGAAAATGCAATATTTTAATTAGAGAAAGAGAGGACCAGAAATGAAGAAATTATTTATCAGCCAGCCAATGGGTAGCAAAACAGATGAGGAGATTCTTGCAGAGCGCGAGATAGCAGTCAAGGCAGCGGAAGAACTGTTGAGAGAACCTGTAGAGGTTATTGATTCTTTCTTCCGGTCAGCACCGGTAGGAGCGAAACCACTGTGGTTTCTTGGAAAGTCTCTGGAGCTTTTAGCTGATGCCGATATCGCCTATTTTGCAAAAGACTGGCAGAAAGCAAGAGGCTGTAAGATTGAGCACGAGTGTGCAGTTGAGTATGGAATTCCGAGAATTGAACATGCGTAGGAGGCAAGGGATGGGAAACGAAGAATTTTTAAGACTTTGTAAGGCAAAAGTAGCTGAATATACAAATTCACACATGGACAAGACCGATGGAAAACAGATCACTGTACAGGATGTGTACGTGGTATGGAGTTGTAAGACATTACAGAACAGTAAAGCACTTCTGAGCACGACTGTGCCGGATGGAATGTATTATGAGCTGACATATAACGGAGATAAGCACGAATTATACTTTGACGCTTATAAGAAGTTTCAGAACATATGCTTTAAACTGTAATTGCGCCGGCGCAACGGAGGGGAGGTGAGAAACATGAAGATCAGAGTTATCCATGATTTCTATGATAAAGAGAATGATCTGGAACTCCGAAAAGTCGGAGAAGAGTACGAGGTAACAGAAGAAAGAGGCAGATACCTGGTAGATTTCCGAGTAGCGAAAGAGATCATAGATCAGGAAGGCGGTGATCCGGAATCTCCCGTTGAGGCGTAGGGTGAAACGCCTTATTTTTATGCCCGAAGGCTTAAAACTACACGGAGACACCGGGTTATCAACTGTCCATGTGAGACACACGTAAAACTGTAAGTGCAGACAGCACAGAAAAAACTGTAAAGGAGCATAAAGACATGTATAAGAAATTTAGATGCAGGATCCCTATGAATATCCAGTTATTTGCTGAAGGCGGCGCAGGAGAAGGCACTACAGGCGGAACCGGAGGCGCTGGTACCGGCGGAAGTGCCGGCAGTGAGGGTGGACAGCAGTCCTTCCAGTTCGACTATGACCGTCTGGCAACTATCGTAGCCGGAAAGCAGAGCGTTACGGAAGACACTGTACTGAAAGGGTATTTCAAGCAGCAGGGCCTTACTAAAGAACAGGCGGAACAGGCCATTGCAGATTACAAACAGCAGCAGGCAGCCAACCAGCCGGATGTAGAGGGAATGCAGACACAGCTCGCACAGGCACAGCAGGCAACACAGAAAGCACAGCTTAATAATGCAGCCATGTTACAGGCAGTAAAACTCGGAATCAATCCGGAAAAGATCCCGTTCGTGCTGAAACTGGCAGACATGTCAGAAGTAATGGACAAAGACGGGAAGATTAGTGAGGAAAACTTAAAAACAGCTCTGGATAACGTGCTGAAAGTTCTTCCAGAACTGAAACCACAGACACAGCAGCAGTCAGGTTTCCAGATCGGAGCGCCTGGAAGCAATCAGCAGCAGACAAACCAGAATGACCAGCTTGCGGCCATTTTTGGAAATAAAAAATAGAAAAGAGGTAAAAAGGAATGTCAACATTTGAATATGCAGAACTTTTTATGAGAGAACTTGCACAGAAGTACTCAAGAGAGATGGTATCCAATGACCTGACTCTCTCCAATCAGGGAATCAAATTCCTGAACGCGCAGACAATTAAGATCCCAAGACTGACTGTATCCGGATACAAGGATCACAACAGAAACAACATGGGATTCAACGCTGGCACCATTTCTAATGACTGGGAGCCAAAGAAACTGGAACACGACAGAGATATTGAGATTGCCATTGATCCGATGGACATTGACGAGACTAACCTTGTCACTGAGATTGCAAATATCCAGAATGTCTTTGAAGAGGAACAGGCAATTCCGGAGAAAGACAGCTATCGTTTTTCTAAACTGGCAAAAGAGGCAGAAACATATAAATCCAAAGGCGCAGTGGTAGATACTACAGCACTTACAACCCAGAATATCCTTGAGTATTTTGATCAGTGGATGGCAGACATGGATGATGCTTCTGTACCGCAGGAAGGACGTATCCTGTATCTTACGTCCGCCGTACAGAAACTTCTGAAGGAAGCAGATGGCATCACAAGAACCATGTCAGTCGGAGCAGCAGGAGTGATCGACCGCAGGGTGCATGGCCTGGACGATGTAATGATCAAAACAGTTCCGTCTGCAAGATTCAAGGATAAATACGATTTCACAACGGGGTGTGTGCCTGCGATCGGTGCGAAGCAGATCAACATGATCCTGGTACACCCGTCCTGCGTGATCAGCCGCGACAAATACGCATACATGAAACTGTTTACCCCGGGCAGCGATTCTCGTACAGCAGATAAGTATGTATACCAGAACCGGTATTATACAGATACTTTCCTGATCGAGAATAAGTCCTGCGGTATTGCAGTCAACAAGGCGGGTGAATGATATGACGGCAGAAAAAGGGAATAAGGTCTATACGATCACAGAAGCAGAGAAAGACAATTACCGGTCCCAGGGATATGACATCTTCGAGGACGGGATGATGATTGCCTGCGGAAAAGGAAAGATGGTGCCATACGAAGATTATCTGAAACTTCAGGAAAAAAACAGGGAGTTAAAGGAAAAACTCTCAGTTTTGGAAGAAGAAAAGGCACCAGAAAAGGCACCAGAAAAGGCATCGTCTGCAAGAGCGAAGAAATAAGAGGTGCAGGATGACTTATAAATCATACGCATCAGAAGATTATTACAAAACCCAATACAAAGGAACACAGGTTTCGGAAGACGATCAGGAAAAAGCCCTTATCCAGGCAAGCAGGCATGTGGATTCCCTGACATTTAACCGTATCGTAGGAAGAGGCTTTGATAATCTCACGGAGTATCAGCAGGAGATCATCCGGGAAGTGGTGTGCCAGCAGGCGGATTTTGAAACGGAGAATGCGGATATGATCAGCAGCGTCCTGTCATCGTACAGCATCAATGGTGTATCCATGCAGTTTGGAAGTGCCTGGAACGTCTACACAGATAAGGGGGTGGCTATGCGGCGGGACACCTATTCCCTGCTGTGTCAGACAGGCCTGTGTTGCCGGTTAGCGAGGTGAGCTTATGAAATATCCATGCTTGATCCCGAAACGGCTGTGCAGGACAGAAATAACCTTGAGCATAGACCGGGAAGGCATCAGCGTATACGGGGAGCCGTTGGAACCGGTGATCTATACAGGGAAATGCAATTATCAGGATAAAGCAAAGACAGTGTTCACAGAAGAGAAGAAGCTGGTCCAGATCACAGGATCAGCTCTTTTTCCTGGTGATATCTGTCCGGAACTTCCAGTTATCTCCGGTGGGACAGCAACCATATTCGGAGTAGAACGCCGGATACAGGAGGCAAGGAAGAACCGGAACCCGGATGGGTCAGTTAATTATACGGAGGTGCTGCTGATATGATAAAAGTAAATTCTGTGATTAAGATGAATTTTCCCAAGATCAGACAGCTGACGGATGCACAGGTGATAGCACTGGAACAGACAGCGGAAGCAGTACATACGGAAGTGGTACAGGCGCAGGTATTCCCACGTGATACAGGAAACCTGCAGAATGAAAGCACGTTTGTTGATCACTCACAGTCCGGCCAGGGAAAAGTCAGCATAGTGTCAACAACACCATATGCCCGGCGCTTATACTTCCATCCGGAATATCACTTCCAGACAAAGGAGAATCCGCATGCAAAGGGCAAATGGTATGAGGACTGGATCCCGCCGAACGGGCCTGCATCAGACTTTGCTCCGGAAGTATTCAAAAAATTCTATAAGAGGTTGACAGGTGTATGATCACATTGGGAAGTGTTAGAGAATATATCTCTTCTCTTGGTATCACAGAGGATGAACATGTGTACATGGGAACCCTGGATACAAAAAAGGAAAAGTCCCTGGGAGTGTATAACAGTAAGCATCAGTACAGCTCCCATAGAGCTCTTGGAGGCCCGGATCTGGAAGGCTATGGCGAGAAATACGTCACGATTTTAGTTCACTGGAATAAATCTCCACGTGATGCGGAAAAGGTCGCTGTGGGCTTATATGAGACGCTTAGAAGGGCAAGAGATATTCAGACAGAAGAAGGAACCATAAAATTTTTTCAGCTGCTTTATGACCCACAGGATATAGGGAAAGATGATACCGGTATCTGTGAATGGGTGATTGAAGCAGCTGTTATATTCGAAAAAAAGAGAGAAGGCGAATGATATGAAAATGAACCTGCAGAAATTTGCTGGAAAAACGAACGTTTTCCCAGTGCTGGACAATAAATTTAAAGTCGGAGCATCTAAAGAAGCTGCTACAGTGATCGCAGACGTGGAAACATTCACTCCTGAGTTTACCAACGGCGTCGAGACATGGACACCGATGGATACGGAAGGATGGCAGAGAGGTTTGATGACTGCGAAAGGCATCAAGATCACTCTTTCCGGAAAAAGGAACATCGGTGATACCGGCAATGACTATGTAGCGGGAAAAGTGTTTAAGATCGGACACGATGCAGAAGGCTACTTTGAATGGATGCATCCGGATGGGACCACGATTTCCTGGGACAATGCGATCTTTGATGTGAAGAACATCGGAGGCGGAGATTCCACCAACGTAGGCGCCCTGGAAGTTGAGATCAACGGTAACGGCAAACCGACCATTACACCTGCAGTGTAGAAAAGGAGAACAAAATGGCAAAAGTAGTAAATATCACGGATAAACTCGAGTTTGACACAGATCCGACACTTGTGATCGGGAACCTGAAGGTAAGAGTAAGATCTGACGCTGAGACAATGCTGAAGCTGATGGGTGTACTCAGCAAGGGCGAAAGTCTGAGTACGATCAAGGAGGCTCTGGGACTTCTGCTCAGTGAAAGAGATCTTTCGGCGATCTGCAAGTACAAGAAGGATGGAAAAAAACTGTCTGCAAAATCCCTGATGCTGATCGTAAACACAGCGATCGAGCTTTTAACAGGAGAAGACGAGGGGGAGCAGTGACCCGTGCTATGACTTGCTTGACGACTTCGATCTGATCGTCAGCAGCTTTCAGTCACAGTACGGGCTGCGCTTATCCCATGAACTGCCGGCAGGAATGAAGTGGGCGGAGTTTGCTAGCCTGCTATCCGGCCTTGGTCCAGATACGGCCTTGGGGCGGATCGTAGCTATCCGGACAGAGGAAGATAAGAATGTTCTTGAGAACTTTACACCTGAACAGCACCGTATCCGGAATGAATGGAAACGCCGGCGGGCAAAACAGATCGCAGCCACAGCAGACAGGGCACAGGTTGAAGCACAGCTGGATGCGATGAAGATGGGATTCCTGAGCTGGGAAGGTCTGGGTCCGCGAGAGGGGTGAGCAGAAATTGAGAAAAAGAAAATAAGATGTCCGTACTGCGGACATGAACAAAAAGTGCAGTATACCCCGGATGCAAAATGCCGGGGGGTTTTCATCAAGTGCCAGGCCCGGCACTGCAAGAAAATTTTTGAAATAATTCTAGGCAAGTAGTGCCATTGTGCCGATGCCTCAAAAAGGCAGGTGGTACATATGGCAACAAGCATCGGCCAGATTGGCTTGGATCTGGTTGTTAACGAAGGTTCATTCCGGACACAGATGTCAGGGATGCAGAATCTTGCAAAAAAAGCTGGTGCAGCCCTGGCAGGGGCGTTCGCTGTAAAGAAGCTGGTGGACTTCGGGAAGTCCTGCCTGGATCTTGGAAGTGATCTGTCAGAGGTACAGAACGTAGTTGATGTTACTTTCCCGAATATGTCAGCACAGGTTGACAAGTTTGCCCAGTCTGCACTGAAGGCATCAGGCCTCAGTGAGACTATGGCAAAAAAGTACACAGGTACGTTTGGAGCAATGGCAAAAGCCTTTGGCTTCAATGAGCAGCAGGCATACGACATGGGCACTGCTCTCACGTCCCTGACTGCGGATGTAGCGTCATTCTACAACCTTAGTCAGGACGAAGCATATACAAAGCTGAAGTCTGTGTTTACAGGCGAGACGGAGTCCCTCAAGGACCTGGGCGTCGTCATGACCCAAACAGCTCTGGACAGCTATGCCCTTGCGAACGGGTATGGAAAGACCACGGCGCAGATGACAGAGGCCGAAAAAGTCTCTTTGCGGTATGCGTTCGTACAGCAGCAGTTATCTGCAGCATCCGGAGACTTCGCCAGGACATCCGGCTCCTGGGCGAACCAGGTCAGGGTGTTGAAGTTACAGATTGATTCCCTGAAAGCATCGATCGGCCAGGGACTGATCAATCTGTTCACGCCGATCATACAGACAGTGAACAACCTTCTGGGAAAACTGGTCACTCTTGCGAATGCATTTAAAGCTTTCACGGAGCTGATCACCGGGAAAAAGAACTCCGGATCATCCGGGGGAGGAAGTGCCCAGATTGCGGCGGCCGGAACAGCGGCAACAGATGCCAGCACAGGGTTGCAGAATGCGGCAGATGCGGCGAATGATACAACATCCGCTGTAAAGAAGACCGGAAACGCAGCACAGAAAGCAGCAAAACAGATGCGGTCCCTGATGGGATTCGACAAGATCACGAAGCTCTCCGAACCATCGGAATCCTCATCCGGAGGCACAGGAGATTCCGGCAGCGCTCCGAAAGGCTCTGGTGTATCTGGCGGAAGCCTGGGAAGTCCTGTAGATTTCGGTTCTCTATCAACTGGCGAAGATGCAGTATCTAAACTGGGGAAGAAATGGAAGAAAGTCTTCGAGGATATGAAGAAGGCCATCGAGCCGACAACGAAAGCCCTCAAGAATCTCTGGAACAATGGCCTTGCACGACTTGGTAAGTTTGGCTGGACAGCTCTGAAAGACTTCTGGCAGCACTTCCTTGTGCCGGTCGGAAAGTGGACCATGGGAACCGGTCTTCCACGCTTCATCAATGCTCTGAATGATGGACTGATGAAAGTAAACTTTGGAAAAATCAACAAGGCTCTTGCAAAGCTTTGGGATTCCCTGGCGAAGTTTACGGTCAATGTAGGAGATGGCCTCCTGTGGATCTGGGAGAATATTCTGGTTCCGCTGGGTACTTGGACCGCAAATGAAGTTGTTCCGAGATTCCTGGATACACTGAGACTTGCTATTGATGCAGTAAACAGTGTTCTTACAGCGTTGAAGCCATTATTTAACTGGTTTTGGGATAGTGTTTTAGAGCCAGTAGCAAAGTGGACTGGTAGTGCATTTTTAAAGGCATGGGACGGAATTAACGAGGCCCTGAAAGCTTTTTCTGATTGGTGCACAACATATCCCGGCGATATACAGTTTATAGCTACGATGGTTGCTGGATTTTTTGCAGCTTGGAAAGTTACGGAGCTGCTTTCATTTATCCAGCAGTCAGGTGGCGTCATAGGAGCATTGAAAGCAATTCGGACAGCGCTTCTGGGGAATATAGCCGCAAAGCTCACGGACAAAGCAGAAACGATGTACTTAACTGCTCTGTACGCAAAAGATTTTGTGATAAGCGCAGGGCAGAGCGTTGCAGCACTTGGAAAACAGGCGTTTAGTATTGCGACAGCCACAGCGGCAAAGATAGCGGATACAGCGGCACAGATGGCCATGACGGCAGCCACGACTGCCTGGAATGCGATATGCGGAATTGCCACGGCACTCACTACCGCATTTGGAGCAGCAGTTACTTTCCTGACAAGTCCTTTTGGACTTCTGGTGATTGCGATTACAGCAGCGATCGCAGCAGGAGTCCTGCTGTATAAGAACTGGGATACGATCTGCAAATGGGCTACAAAACTTAAGGACTGGGTTGTTGATAAAACATGTGGCCTGAGAGATGGAGCGGTAAATGCGTTCAACACATTAACCACAAACTGCTCAAATGCGATACATGCTCTGTATACCAGCGTTACTTCAAAGTGGAATGCAATCAAAGAGAAATTCAACACATTCAGGAACTGGCTTGCATCTGTATTCCAGACAGACTGGTCGAAGAGATTTGGTGTGCTCGGAAATGTTTTAAACATATTTCTGGCGGGCATTCGGACAAAGATCAACAGCATCAAGAAGATTTTTAATGGCTTGCTGACATTTATCCAGGGAGCGTTCTCGGGGAACTGGAGGCAGGCATGGGATGGAATCAAACAGACATTTGTAGGTGTATTCGAAGGACTTACAGGACTTGCAAGAACGCCAGTCAATGCAATCATATCAGGCTTTAATGCAGTGATCGGAACGGTTAACGGACTGATCAACCGGATTAACAGCATCAATTTCAAGATCACGGTGCCTTCATGGATTCCGGGAATTGGTGGAAATGGATGGAGCTTCGGTGGCTTTGGCATTCCTTCGATTGGTACAATTCCGTTTTTGGCACAAGGTGGTTATGTAAAACCGAACACTCCACAGCTGGCCATGATTGGTGATAACCGGCACCAGGGTGAAGTTGTGGCTCCGGAGGGAAAACTACTGGAAATGGCAAGGGCAGCAGCAGAACTGTCAGGCGGCGATTCTGCAAAAACAGAGAAGCTACTGCAGGAACTGATAGAACTGATTAAGAATCTGCCGGTTGTAGAACTGGATCCGGAAGCAATCCGAAAATATTTCATCAGAAAGACAAACCAGAACACAAAAGCAACCGGGAAACCGGAGTTGCTTTACTAAGGGAGGCGTGATACATGGCTAAGAAAATATTGTGGTCAGGAAGTGTCACGCTTCCGGCACCAGTAGAAATAAGTGTAAATGATGAGATCATATGGTCCTCCAATACAGGCCGTCTGGCGTCAGGAGAAATGGCCGGAGATGTCATTGCTGAGAAAAAGGATGTCTCAATAAAATGGGGGATCCTTGAAGAAACGGAGTTAAAGCTGATCAAACAGGTCATGATCGCAGGCTTTTTCCCGATCTCATTCCGTGATGATGGAATCGATCTGACGATTATATCATACAGAGGAACCCTGACAAAGGAACAGCTTGGCTGGCTTGGAGGGACTTTTTTCTACAAGAGCGCATCTGTAAGCATAGTACAGAAATAAGGAGGAAACGAACATGTTAAAAGGTACAAAATCAATGAATCTCAGTTACAACTCCATCATCAACGGAAAAAATGTGGTATACATGTCTGCACAGGTTCCGGAAACCGGAAAGAGCAACTGCACAAAGACCATTCAGGACCAGGAGATGTATGAGGCGAACAAAGCAGAATGCAGAAAAGACATGGCTGCATTTGACGAGCTCCTGTGGAAACTGGAGGATCAGGGAACAGTAGATACTGCCAAAAATACTGATACGGAGGAACAGGGAGCATGAAGATGAAGAACAGTGAGATTGTAGCATTCCTTAACACCTGTGCAGGCTTAAGAGAGAAACACCTGCCTGTCCGTCTGGCGTATGCGATTAAGAAAAACATGGCAGCAGTTCAGGAAGCGGCGACTGCATACATGGAGGAAAGAGAAGAACTTATTGCCAGATATGCGAAAAAGGACAAAAAGGGAGAATATCTTGTCAAGGATAGCTGCTATGTGTTCGAAAACAAAGATGAGTTTGAGAAGGATATGAGTGAACTTTTAGCGATTGAAACTGCAGTGAAAATCCACACGGTATCAATTGATGTAGTCGAAAAATGTGATGACGATCAAAAGTACGATCCACTGACTATGGAAGAACTGGACGTCATTGAGTTTATGATTACAGAATAAGGAGGCGGTCCTGTGTATCAGTCAACAGCAGAATTCGGAAACCTGGTACAGCAGGATTCCCGAACATTTAAGTGTCTGCTTACTTATGACAAGGTATCGATCACAAAGGTTAAGAGCATCAAGCTCACCGGAGGATCTGAGGCAGAAGATGATTTTTCCTTGGGGTCAACGATGTCGCAGTATATCGAGGTAACGATTCCGGATGGCAACCTCCTGATCGAGGGAAAAGAGATCCTCCTGCAGATCGGGATGGACGTCGATGGCCTGACAGAATACGTCCCTATGGGATATTTTACAGCAGGAAAGCCCAAAAAAGCGGACGATCAGATTACGTTTACGGCTTACGACCGTATGATGATCACAGAGCGGACGTTTTCCATGAATGGCACAACTACAAATACGGTGGCAGTACTGAAGAAGATTGCGGATATCACAGGCGTTCCTGTAGTGACATCCGGATTAACTGCGATATCCATGAAAGTGCCAAAAGGATATAGCTGCAGGGAAGTGCTTTCCTATGTGGCGCAGCTTCATGGTGCGTTTGCTGTATGCAATCGTAGAGGCCAGATCGAGCTGCATACCTATGTGGATTCAGATTATAAGGTAAAACCAAATCGGTACTGGGGAAATTTTGAACATAATGATTACGCTTTTGATGTTTCAAAATTTGTGTGTTTTACGGGCCAAGACAAAAATGGAAAAAGCATATCAATATCTTCAGGATCCGGAGCAAGGTCCGTGTCTTTTTCCAATCCATTCATGACACAAACAGCTCTTAATAATATTCTGACAGCATTTAAGGATTTTTCATACATGCCGGGCACTCTGAAAATGATGGGAGATCCCCGCCTGGATCACTGGGACGTCCTGACAATAGAAGACCTGTCCGGAAATACATATAAAGTCCCGGTTATGAAACTGGAATGGGAATATGACGGAGGCCTTACATACTCTGTCGAGGCAGTCGGCCTGTCAGAAGAAGAAACAAATGCAGACTATAAGGGACCTCAGACAAAAGAGATGGAACGGTATTACGCACAACTGGTTATGATCGACCAGGCGATGATCAACAAGCTAGATGTAGATACCGCAAATATCACCTACGCCACGATCAAGAAGCTGGATGTAGTGGAAGAGAATGTACAGAAGATACATGGAGAAGTTGGTAACTTCAAGGAACTGACCGCTGCGAATTTTACAGCGGCCAACGCAAAAATTGATGTTTTGGATGGAAATTATGCAAATCTCAAAGTACTTCTTTCCGGTGGTGCAGGAATCGGAGAACTGCAGAACATCCACCTGACGTCTCAGAACGCGGTCATTGACTCAGCATTGATCCGATCAGCCGTGATGCAGACGGTATCCGCAGCAGATCTTCTTGCCGGTACGATCAGCACAAACAAATTCCTGATAGCTTCCGATGACGGAGGTATCCGTATCCAGGGAGCAACACAGCAGTGGTCCGATACGGATGGCACAGTCCGGATGCAGGCCGGCCGGGATGCGAAAGGAGATTTCACCTTCTCCCTGTTTGATAAGAGCGGAAAAGGCATCCTGATCGATGCAACAGGTGTTAAGCCTGATGCGATAGCAGATGGCCTGATCGTCAATAAGATGGTCGCAGATAATGCAGCGATAGCCGGTTCCAAGTTAGACATCCCATCCGTGATATCAGCAATCAATGACAGCTCGCAGACTATCAAGAGCAGCCGTATCTGGTTCGATGGCCAGAATCAGTCCCTGAACCAGTCATACAGTCAGCTGAATCAGAATGTGATAGAGATTCGTTCAACAGCCTCATCAGCAGCCAGCAAGGCAGACGCAGCAAATGAGACAGCAGGAGCTGCTTCGAAGACCGCACAGCAGGCGTTATCTGTTTTATCCGGAATCTCCACACTGGATGCCATCGGAGCTACGTTGAATAACGATGCACATGTGGTTCACACAAACACAGATGGTTCTGGTGGAGATTATAGTGATTGCTCTTCAAAGATGACGGTGTATTTGGGAGATACAGATGTATCAGATGATAGTATATTCACTGTAACCGTATCTGCAGGCGTGACCGGACACTGGGATGAAACGAGCAGAACATACTATGTCACAGCTATGAGCGCTGACAACGGGTACGTTGACATTGACGCATTGTATGGCACAGGAGACCGGTACCTGACCACCAGGAAGGGTCTGCGGCTCACAACCAGAACAGGAAAATACATCCTTGTACAATCCGGCGGAGCGCACATCCGAAAACGTTTCAGCATCAGCAAGGCGAAAGACGGAAAAATTGGCCTGTCTTATGATCTGCATAGCTCCACGCTTGCAGTTCGAAAGCAGAAAGACGGCAAGACATTGATACCGGCATCTATCACGTTCTCGGCAACGCAGAATGATAATGGCCTGGTCAGGAGCTATTCCGGAAGATACAGCATCCAGGAGACAGAGGATGGAACGACGTATACTCTCAAATATGTCTCGACATCTGATGAAATCCAGAAAATCTATACGCCCTCAAGCGTGAACGTAAAAGCAGTCAGATGCACTCTCTTATCTGCAGGAGGGGTGTCCGAGTTGGACACACAGACAGTGATCATCATTGCTGATGCGGAAGGCCTGACAGATGATATCAAAAAAGCTCAAGGAACTGCAGATCAGGCAAAAGAAGCTATTGTGGTAACAAATCAGAATGTAGCGAACATAGAGACGAGTATGGAAGGCTTCCGGACGGAGCTGTCTGAGACCACAACAGATCTCCACGGTCTGACAGACAACACGCTGCTCTATAATGTGAAATACAATGACAACAGCGATGGCACGACCACCCTGAATGCAGTCGTGTACAAGAACGGAACGGATGTTACAAAAACATACCCGGCCAGATGGTTCATCTGGAGCAGAAAAACAGAATCCGGAGAAACCTATCTCGGATATGGATACAGCATCACGGTCAACAACTCAGACTATGAGTTCGGCGGCGTATGCGTAGGAACATTCGCTACATATGACACTTTGAACCTTACGACAAGATCTGGAAAACAGCTTACAACCAGATCTGGCAACCACATAACAATCTGGAAGGAGAAATAAAAAATGGCAGATCAGAATATAACAGCGTTACCAGTTGCTACATCACCAACATCTTCGGACCAGCTCCTCTTGATCGGAGCGACTGAAGAGAAGTTAATTGACTATGATAAGTTGGCAGATGCAATTCTCACAAAATTGACATCTAAGCAGTATACATTAGACCAGGGAACCAAGACACTTCCAGCTGCACTTAATGAATTAAATAGTAAGCGGTTCAAGGCCAATAATTATATTATACATAGTGATGACTCTGCCAAAACAGTAAGCGTAAAGTGGAATAGTGTAAACAATCATATGACTTCGTTTCTACTAATTGATAACAACTGCATTACCTCTTTATATATAACAGGAAGGGAGACGGGAGTGACAACAATATCAAAAGGATCTGAATACGTAGCACCACCCGTACTTGATGCTTCTTCGTCAACATTAAAAGTGACACTTGCTCCCTGGAGCGCAGCACTTTTAATCTGCTTTGATCTTGTGACTATAAGTTAAATAGTAACTCACCCAAAAGCATTTTGAATCATAAAAAAACACTTACAAATATGGATGTTATCAGTGCAGATGTATCTAATATCAATACAGCATATAATGCCATCCCATTTTTATTATGCCTCACTGATTGGAGTACAGGAAGAACATCCATGGGAATTGGATGTTATAGAGGAAACAGCAATACACAAATTCCCCGAATCATAATATCTGACGACACTATTAATTCTGTTTCATGCGATGGGAGTAGCCTGGAAGTGCACTATAAAAAAGCCTCTTATGCTGCATTATATTTTTAAATAATTTTTCTTTTTTTATTCGCTAAAATAGTAACTCCAATAATAAGGCGTATTCTACTAATTTTGACACGCGTGCTTTAGAAACTATTGAAATTAATTTAGGAGGAACTGCTGACGCTGCTGCTGAAATTCTTTTAATGGATAAATATCGGATGTTTTTCGTCCATGCATATTCTGCCGATGGAAAGACTATTGGAGAAATAGTTACCAAATCAATCTATGGTGATAATGTAACACCAGCAACTAACAACACTATCATTTCGATTCACGTTGGCTCATGGGATTCTGGAACTGCAATTATATCATACACTCAGGGGCGTCCTTCGCTTTCAATAAAATAGTAACCTACTTAAAATCCAAATTGGAACCAACGAAAGATCCATAGTAGTAAATGTGTTCGATGGTAATTACATCGGTGGCTCATTTTTGCTCTTTGGAAGATCTAATCCAAATGAACTTACGGCTGCTGTGTTTACATGCTTTCGTAACGAAAAAAGTGGCGATGTGGAAGCAAAAATACTGGCGCTTGACGGGGCAACTTATAATACAGTCGCTGATAATAAATCCGTCACCATAACTGGATCAAGAATCACTCCGTATTCAAATTTTGCTTTATTATCCGCAGACACTTTTTCACAAATATTTATTCAAACAAAATAGTAAGCCTCAAATCAACGAATTTTCAGGTAATATTGATTCTTTAAGCGGAAAATATATTGTCGTAGCAAATTCTTACGCTACTGGAACCCTTCCTAAAAATCTTTCTGGAAACAGGTATTTTATAATGGGCGATTCTCTGATAACTTCTAATGGGATTATATATGGTATTCAAATGGCTATTTGTTTCGGATCAAACAGCATTGCAGTCCGAAACTCTAACTACAACCTCGATGGTTCAAAATCATATGGCGAATGGCGATATATATAAAATAGTAAGGCAATTTACGATATCTATCGAAATTATTCCTGGAAAACTTCACATTCTATAGATGTCTCGAACGCGAACACGCTACTATTAGTCGCCTTTGGAGGGACAAATGGAAATCAAAACATAATTCTACCATTAACAAAAACCGGAACGGACGCTTGGTTGTACAACGCAGAATCTATATCGAAAGTTAAATATACTTTTTCCTGCAAAAACAACGTAATAACTATAACAAATACAGCAACATTTTTATGCTTTTTGATTAAGGTGGTCTAAAGCTTAGGAACATCTACCTCGTCTTCCCATTTAATTGATTTGTAAACAACACCTCCAGTATGGCAAAATGAGACCATAGGAGGTGCATTATTTTGACAAAAATCGAAAGTATACAATCAAAAATAATAGGAAGAATGCAGGACGTACTTACAAATGAACAGCTGCAGCGTCTTGAGAATGTTTTGGCAATAGAATTTCACGGGATAGAAGTACAGGAAGAGTGCACGCAGCTTGTCACGTCAGAGGTTCACTGGCAGAAAATCCTCAGGACCTTCATTGCCTCGAAGAGAATCGAGAACTGCAGTCCGGGAACACTGGAAAGGTATAATGACTGCGTGGTTAAGCTTGTTACGGCTCTAAATAAGAGACTGCAAAATATCACCACGAACGATATTCGGTACTATCTTGCGGTATATCAGGAACAGAGAAAGATATCAATGTCTTATCTTGATACGATCAGACGGTACCTGAGTAGCTTTTTCGCCTGGGTATCAGACGAAGGCTACATAAGCAGGAACCCTATGCGACGCCTTAAGAAGATTAAGGTACCAAGAATGATTAAGAAACCCTTTACACAGGCTGAAATGGAGCATCTGCGCTGTAACGCGGAGTGCCAGCGAGACATAGCAATCATGGCGTTCCTGTACAGCACAGCAGCCAGAATCGGCGAAGTAGTACGACTGAACCGGAAAGATATTGACTGGGGAAATAAAGAGGTGATTATATACGGGGAAAAGGGCAAGAAAGAGAGAAGAGTATACCTGACGGATGACTGTGCATATCATCTGCATAAGTATCTGTTATCCAGAGATGATACAAACCCGGCCTTGTTCGTGAGCAATAAGCGGCCACATACCCGACTTGGGAAGCAGGCTATTCAATCTATGCTGCGAACATTAGGACAGAAGACGGAAATCCATGCTCATCCGCACAAATTCCGTCGCACATTACTGACGGATGCCGGAAACCGAGGAATTCCACTGCAAGAAATCCAGATGTACGCAGGTCATCAGAAACCAGATACGACGATGATGTACGTGACGGTGAGCGAGGAAAACGTCCGAGCATCATTCAGACGGTATATAGCCTGATAGCCTGATTTGTTCTAAATAATATGATTTTTTGAAGCTGGCAGAAATGGCAGCCTTTTTGTTGTACCTAAAAAACTACAAAAAGACAATGGAAATCGGGAAGATGTTCAGAGAGACGATATTATACAAAATGGGAATACCGGTTATTTTCTCTATACCGCTTACTATTTCATAACTGCATTTAGAATTTGTTAAATGTAACGTTTGAAAAACTAGCATCTGCCACAAACGTATATCGATGACCTAAGCTATCAGAAATAAAGCCTTGTGAATATATTCCTGTTTTCTGATTATTTCCCTTGTATGTAATGATGTTGACAGCATCTGATAAATCTGTTGGCAAATCTGAAAACAAGTATCCACTATATCCACTTAGAATTGTAATGCCAGTACCTTGTTTTTCTTGTAAAAACTTTACAAACGTATAATCGTTGTAGTAGCTTCCTATATCATACGTTTGAACAGCCTTACTATTTAATTGAGACTAAAACTTAAATCATTTCCGCTTATAATGCAAACACTTGTATACTCCGGTATTTTTAAAATCAGTGCACCATCATTACTTTTTTCATAATTAATCACTGTTTCACCGAATTTTAATATAGTAAAATCGTCATTGCTATGAGTGTTAACTAGTTCGAAAATATTACTACTGGACCTTTGACCAAAAATCAAAAAACTTCCATATTCCGAATTGGTTTTAGCAATATAAACCCTTGCATTAGAGTCAGTTACCACTGTATGAATGCGCTTATCACGCTTACTATTTAAGCATCAGCATCTTAATGCCTCCCCATATGGTTTCGCTGGCGTTTATCGTCAATGTAGATGTGTCATCACTGTATGTACCCGAAAAAGTCCTGCTTGCCACAAAGTCTGCAATTTTAATAAAATTTACTGTCCGTTTTTCCGATGCAACATCAACAAAGACAATGTACATAAATCCATTATATCGTGAAGTCGCTCCGTACATGAGAAACGATGCATAGGTGTAAGTATTAAGCTTAATATTTACAGAAAATGTTGAAAGATTTCGAATATCAATGAAGACCTTACTATTTAATATCACAGAAAGGAGGTGAGAAAAAATGAGATTTCAAAAAGAGATAAACATTTTTGCCAAAGATGCCATACTGAAGCGCTTCCAGACAAATGAGACAAATTTTTCTGTTGTCAAAGGCAAGATAGAGGCCTTGATCAGCGAGAGTGAAATCCTCGAATTGCAGAACAGCAAGGTTACTATGTATAGCAAACTTGCGAATATAAAGCTTACTGTAGATGGACTGGAGCAGACCTATACAGATATATCATCGAAATATGATTCCGTAACCGGAAAGTATACGGATCTTGATGCCAAAGTTGCTGAGTATAAGTCAACTGTAGACGGATTCTCCTCAAATTTATCTCAGGTCAAATCAAATCTGAAGGATAACTATAGTACGACTACGACCATGAATACCGCGATACAGGGAAAAATAGATGAACTTTCACTGTCTGTATCTAATACATACGCCACAAGAGATGCGGTAGGAGCACTTGAGACATGGAAAAGAGAAGCGTCTCAGAAGATCACTGACAGCGCTATCGTATCAACAGTCACATCGAGTGCATCCTGGGCCAGTAAAGCAGATAAAGCATCATTGATCAGCCAGATCAATCAGTCTGCGGAACAGATCAAGATCCGTGCAAGCATCATAGACCTGCAGGGCAACATCAGTATCACGGATATATCTAACGACGCTATGGATACTATCAAAAACTATAGTATCACGGCATTGTCAGATGCAAAAAAACATGCGGATGACTGTGATGTACTGGTTCTCAAAGACTCACAGGACTATACACGGACGTATACATTGTCGGAAATCGGAAAACTGGAAGCATCCGGAGTAAATCTCGTCAAAGGATACCGATTCTCTGACGATAACATCAAAGCATTCTGGAACACGGCCGGGACAATCAAGACAGGACAGAATGATCCGGATGGCGGGAAAAACGCAGTGGCTATCGTTGCGGACGCAGCGAATTGCTATTTGGCTTCAAAAAGAAACGAAAACACGATAATCAACGCCACAGGCCGATATACAGTGACCTTCTGGGCCAAGGCATCAAAAGCGCAGACAGTGACATTCTCCTTTAACAAGGCTAGCGAAAGCATCGGTCTGACAACATCCTGGAAGAAGTTCTCTTTCATAAAAGATATCACGAGCATCGCAGCATCCGGAAGCTTGATTATATTCGGAGGAAGCAACTCGATCAGCACCGGCGATGGAACTATCTACATTTACCGGCCAGACGTGCGACACGGATACTCTTCCGAGGATATATTCAATTTGTTAACTAACAACGGGAACATCAAGGGAATGTACATGACCGGCGGAAACCTGTATTGGAATGGAACTTACATCAAGTCCAAGTCTATAACCACAGCTGCACTTGCGGCCGATAGTGTAACCGCAGAAAAAATTAAAGTAGATGATCTGTACTCTTTGAAAGCGAGCATAGCCGGATTCAAGATCTCAGCAGATACAATATCACATCAGAGTACTACAAAACCTGAAAGTGGCATCGGACAGACTTATTACGACACATATTTCTCGTCTCGGGACAAACGTCTTACTTTTCGAAAGGGCCCTGGAACATCTGACTATATGACGTTTGGCATAAAAGGTCTTAGGACTAGTAGCTGGAAATGCTTAGATCTGATATCGGATGCGGATGTAGAGAGTGGTGATTTTTCCAGCGGAAATCATCATTCCCTAGGATATACAAACATATACGGAATTTTGTATGTGGCAGCTGGACTCAAGGTTGCTGGAACTAAACAGGCGGTCAGAGAAACGGAAAACTACGGAGAAAAAGGCGTCTATTGCTACGAAACTCCAACACCACTGTTTGGAGATATCGGATCCGGAGAGATATCAGAAGATGGAAAATGTTATATTGACATCGAAGATATCCTGAAAGAGATGATCAACACAGGAATACAGTACTATGTTTTTTTACAGAAGCGCGGAGAAGGAGATCTGTATGTTTCGGAATGCCGTCAGGATTATTTTTTAGTAACCGGTACACCTGGTCTCAGATTTTTTTGGGAATTGAAAGCAAAACAGAAAGGCTATGAGTACAACCGGTATGAAGGCGAGGATAGAATGGTAGGATTTAAACAGATAGCATATGACGATGAGTACCTGAACGATATAGAAAAACTCATCGAGGAAAGGGAGGAAATATGAAAGTATTAACAAGCTTTATAGCACTGAATACAGGAGAGGGAGAAAGAATCTCTTTTACCTATTCGGAAGTAGCTGAAGACGGAACAATCATCAGTCAGAATAACAAGAAAAACTTCCTCGTACTTAATAAAGACCTGAAAAATCACATCAGCGAAATCAAAAAGTACATCGAAGATACGCACCTCACAGAGTAGGAGAAAAACATATATGAAAATCAGAGCAGAGCCGGAAGGCTCTTATTTTTATACTTAAAATTGCGCCGGCGCAATACCGGAGAAAGGGAAAATAATGAAAGAAAATCACATCAAAGCAATTTTTACAGCTATCTTTGCACTGATCAGTTCCGTACTGGGGGTACTGACAGTGCCGGTCCTCCTTATGGTGGCCTGCAATGTTCTCGACTATGCCACAGGTCTTATGGCATCTACATACAGAGCTGAGGATATCAATTCATACAAAAGCATTCGTGGAATCATGAAAAAAGTGAGCATGTGGCTCCTGGTGATTGTAGGAGCAATCATTGATCAGCTTCTTTTATATGCTTCCCAGACTGCAGGCATCACTTTACCATTTACATTCCTGGTGGCCTGCATTGTGGCAATCTGGATTATATGCAACGAGATCATTAGTATCCTGGAGAATATCAAAGATATGGGAGTAACAATTCCAACATTTCTGATTCCGCTTGTAACACATGTAAAGTCTCAGGTGGAAGATAAAGTTAATATCAATCCAGAAAACGAAGATTCAGAGGGCGAGTGATCGTCCTCTTAGGAGGAAGAACATGTTAAAGATCATGGGAAAATCACAGGCCAGCATTGACCAGATGAGGGCCTACATTAAAAAAGTAAATCCGCAGGTGTCCGATTCGGTCACAAAGATGATTCCGTTATATATCACAGAAGGAGCTGCAGAAGGAGTTCGCGGAGATATTGCCTTCGCTCAGAGCTGCCTGGAGACAGGAAACTTCACATTTTCAGGTTCAGCAGTAACTTTCGATCAGAATAACCTCTGCGGTCTTGGTGTAACTAAAACCGGTATGAAGGGCAACAGCTTCAGAACACCGGCAGAAGGCATCCGTGCACAGATCCAGCACCTGCAGGCCTACGCATCCACAGACCGACTGAAGAACCGTTGCGTGGATCCACGCTATACATACGTCAACAGAGGCTGTGCGCCTTATGTGGAGTGGCTCGGGATCCAGGAAAATCCAAAAGGGCAGGGCTGGGCAGCTGGCCGAAATTACGGTCAGAAAATCATCAGCATTTTGAATAGCGTATTATCTATCAAGACATCAAAAACAGAAAAGGAGAGTAATACCATGAATATCAACACAAGCCTTATCAGTAACAACAATAGCTATGCAGGTCAGAAACCGGCATATATCGTAATTCACAACACGGATAACTATGCCAAGGGTGCAAATGCGAAAGCGCATGCAAAAGCACAGCATGATGGCAACTTTAAGGGATATTCCGCACATGTATATGTGGACGACACAGAAGCGTATCAGGCGCTTCCGTACAACCGTGGAGCATGGCACGTGGGCGTCAACTACGGCGGTCGGCTGTTTGGTACTGTCAACAACAGAAATTCAGTAGGGATCGAGATGTGCGTCCAGGCAGGCTATAAC